CATTTTTTTTTTTTTTTCCGAGTTCTGTTATATATTTAGTGCCTGGTCTACGGTTTACTCCACCTTGTGGTTGACATGTAACATTCTTATCTTTTTTTATTTCATTGGTATATGCCTGTAAGTCTACTCTCGATCTGAGTAATGGATCTAACTCACCTGTAGTAAAGTTAGTTTGTATGTCAACAAAACGAGCCATTAATACCTCACTTCAATTAATGAGTAATCTTCTATAATATTGCTTGGTTGTCCTTGTCCATCAATGTTCATAGCGCGTCTCATAAACCCACCACGTCCATTCTCTGCTGGAGTGCCTACTGCAACTTGTCTCCAGTAATCTGACTTTTCTAATTGATCTGTAATAGGTAAGGATAGATGCCATACGAGAACATATTTAAGCATTTGCACAAAGTAGCTTGGCATTGCATATTCTGGCACATCGTACTGATAATCGATATACACTTCTGCATAGTTAGTTAATATCTTATCACCCATTACCTTGTATTCTTTTCTTACTGCAGATCCAACAGCATCATCATTGTATAATGCTCTTGGTAAGCCAATCATGTCGCTTGGCATTTGGTATTCGTATTTGTATTCTGTAGTTGGTGTCGTAACTAATCTAGCTAGTTGCACCTTCTTAAATGAAAAAGCCCACGGATACGTGGCTAGTGTTTGTTTCTTAATATCTGGATACAGCGAGTCACAAATGTTTGCACTATCCGTTCCTTCAGTAAATGAAGAGATTGGATTGGCACCTAACATTAATAGTGCGTCTGAACATATTTTAATACTGGTATCACCTGTAGCCATTTTCTTTTCCTTAAATGTGCAAATAGGCAGACACCGAAGTGCCTACCTGTCTGCAATATATTACAACTTAGTCAGCGTCTGCGACTGATAATGCTGTGCCGTCAGATACGTCAACAACACCAGAAGCATTAGAAAGTACAGTAACTAATGTTGATGTAGGAACTGAAGAGTCCCATACATGAATTAAGTCACCAGCTTTTAATAATGATGATGCATCGTTGAAATAACCTGATGTGTTGATGTCAGCAATAGCATCAGTGCCAGGTGCTGTGTAACTCCACATTTGCGGAGCATGCTCAGCTTTGGACTGGCCGCCAATAGGTTGCAAATTGTCTTTTGTATAAGCCATTAGTTATTCTCCTTAAGCTTCACGACATGTGATGTCAACAATACCCTCAGCGTCAATCGCTACTGCACCAGCTGAGAACATAGCATTCACTAAGAATGAAGTTTTCTCTGGTACGTAGTTGATTTCAGTTTTAGGACCAATACCTTCAGCGTAGCCTAAAGCATCTTTGTGGAATGCAATAACAGTTCTGTCGTTAGAACCATCCTTGCTTAAACCACCTTCAGTTCTGTCGCCTAACACATGGAATGTGAAACCTAAGTATGTGTTTAGTTCGCCAGACACTAAAGCTTTAACAGTGTTAAAGTCAGAAGATGTTACAGCTGTTTCTGAAAGAAGTGCAGATAAGTTGTTTGCGTGTAAGATGATGTGACGATCCTGTGGTGGAACGTTGTTAGCATCTAGCAATTTCTTAGCTTCACGTAATTTTGCTACGTTAAGGTCTGTGTTAGCACCACCGATTGAATTAGCAACAGTTAATGAAGTACCTGAAGCTTCAGCAGCATCAATGATTAACTGATCTTGACGACGACCAATAGCATTAGCTACAACTTGCACTAATTCTTGTCTTTCGTCAAAGTTAACTTTTTGTTGCATGAAGATGTCAGAATACTCTGCAGCATTCCAATCTTCCATTGTTGCTGTGACTTGTGAAAAGTCAACATTCAATGGTGTTACATCTGTTTGTGGTATACGTAATGTAGCCACGCCTTTTCCTACTTTAGGAAATTTTGCAGTTGATCCCTCAATACCTCGTCTTTGGCGAACAGCTGGTACAAGTACCGCTGAAGCTTGATAAGCCTGTTTAACTTCGGCATCAAAGAGGGTAACAAAAGCATTGTTTAATCCAATAGCCATTATTAGCTCCTTAGTAATTAATAAAAAAAGTATTAATCGCTGTGGTATGCCAGTGAAACCTGGGCCAGTGCTTGCTATTTACGATAGCCAGACGACAAATTTATTTGTATCAAAGGGTTGCGAGATAAGAATGCAATAAGCCTTAGCTTTTTTTTACCACAAAACCAAGGCTTTTGCAAGTGCTAATTAGGCACTATTTGGCTGATAAGGCGTTCTACCTTAGCTCTGAAGTTGGCATTAGTCTGATATTGAGGATCTGCGATCATTTCCTGAACATCTGCCATAGTTGGCTGGCCTTCTACTGGAGCAGCTTGAATTGGAACTCTGCCTTCGTATGAGCCACGTATCTTTTCAAAGATTGCAATACCACGAGCAGTGCCACCCATTAGTCTTGCTTCTTGTAAGTCATCTTCAGATAAGATACCTTTTTGTGTTAATCCAGATAACCAACGATCTGTGCTATCAATCCTTGCTTGAGCGTTAGGCCCAAGTAATTCTCTTTCACGCTTGTTATCTTGTTCTACTTGTTCTTGATTCATGATACCCATATCAACAACAGCACTAACTAAGCTATCTAGTCCAGCTTGGTTTACACCATTCTCTTTAGCCCAGTTTAATACATGACTACGAACAGGATCATCTTCTGGCGTATTGCCAAATGCAGATGTATCATACTCGTCAGGTACTTTATGTTTACCTTGTGATACTAACTTCTTATAATGTTGATATGATTTAGTAAGTTTCTCAATTGAGTTCATTGTGCCATCAGCACTAGAATTCTCTGAATCCCAAAACTCTTCAGGAAACCACTCAGGCCTTTCAAACTCTTCACCATCTTCTTCTTGCTGTGCTGCAAACTCATCTTGAGCTTTTAGCTCAGCTGGATCTCGATGATCAATTGCTGTGCCTTGTTGGTCTTCACTAACTTCCTCGGTTTCTGGTGTTGCTTCATCGAGTAGGCCAGTGCTTTCCGACGTTGCTTCTTCAGTAACACTAGATTCGATTGCTTCTTCCATTACAATTTCCTTGCTCTAATTAACCTTGCTTCTAAGTCCTTGACGATACTATTCTGTCCTTCACGATAATATGCGTAGCTAGGATCGCTACCTGGCAAGGCAACAGGTTGCTCAACGACTGCATCGCGCAGCCATTTCATAAGCTTTTCACCATCTTCGTTGCCTAATACTCTTAGACAGAGACGATCTAAGTCATCTCTTTTTTGATTTACATCTGCGATCTCAAGCGGTAATGCTTGTTCAAGATCTTCCCATCCAGCCATACTCTATCCTTGTTGTTGTGCCATTTCTCCAACAGCTTGGCCAGCAGCTTCTGGATTTTCAGCTGCAGCCTGTTGCGCCATCTGCATTGCTTGTTGCTGCATCATCATGCGCTCAACTTTAGTAGTCAACAATCTTTGTGGTATACCTAATTTCTCAGCAATAAATTCCATCATCTCTTCGACTTTCAAACTCATCTGGGCTTGTGGTCCAGCGGCTTGAACAATCTGAGCATACTGTAATACTTTGTCTACTTCTTCCATTGACTGTGCTTGTGCCAATGGAGCAACTGCTGAGATCTTAATCTCTAAGCCATTTACTTTTAATGGCATATTAATGATACCTTTTTGATCCATCACTGCTAACACTTTAGTTACTAATGGAACCATGGTTTCGTTAATCAATCTACCAAATGCAGAACCTAAGTTCTGAGCTAATTCTTTCATACGCTCAACAACTTCTGTTGCACTCCTAGCACTCATATTATCAGGTGGTAGTGATTCGTCAAGTAGGATACGTTTAATATTTGAACGTAAATCATTGAAGATCAATTGAGATAAGTCAAAGTTACCTGATCTTGGCAATGGTCTTAGTGATTCACCTTGTGGTCCACCATTACGTGCTACAGGAATAACAGCACCTGGTTTAATCTGTACTGTGTTTGGATTCAATACACCATCGTCAGCAGCAGTATATACACCAGCCATATTAATAGATGCATTCTTAAATGTTAACTCGACTGCTTTGTTTAATGATTTGATGTCTGGTAATGCAGTAACTAATGGGCCACGACCATAGATCTCGCCAGCAACTTTAGCATAACGTGATACTATCCATGGACTGTATTCCATACGTCTATATACTAGTTCTGCTTTAGATTGCTTATGAATAACATGATAACAATAGTCACCACGTTTATAGTCATATAACACAGCCTCAACTAACTCAACATCATCAGTTGGTTTCTGATCAATCTTATCTTGCAGTTCTTTTGGTATCTCAGCTTCTGGCCATTGTGCCTGTATTGCTTCACCCTTCATACGGATACGTCTATATACGTTATCTACTTTGCCGTTTGCTCCTTCTTCAAATGATACTAAGTATTGTGGAACAGGAATAAAGTTAATAGGATTAATGTCATCACCTGGCTGCACCATC